GACCGCTTCCGCTTGTCCATTCGCTGGCTTGGATAGCGTAGCCTTGCTCTGCGAAGATTTTAATGTTGTTGATGTCTTTGGCTGTAAGCTTTTTCATTGCTTGCTCCTTTGTTCTTACGTTTGTCGTATTCTTAGTATATTGTAACGGCTCAAAAATAGCAAGGGTTTTTATGAAGATTTTTTGACTTTTTTCAGAAAAAAGAAAGACACCCCTGTTACGGAGTGTCTGTCGAAGTGGAGCGAGGCGCCCAACCAGCATTTGCGCCTCTGCCTGTGCCTGTAAGAACACGATTTTAGTATACCAGCCTTATTCTTCGGCGTCAAAGTTATCGACGTTTTGGTCGACATCGATTGGCTCGAAGTATTGCTGGACGCGCTTCGGGTCGCCCTTGTAAAAAGAGAGGAGCTTTACATACTGGTCTTCTACCTCTCGCGTCGCGGCAAAGGTTTCGGCTATGCGCTCTATATCACCCTTGTAAAACGTCAGCAGGTTCTGATGAGCCTTACCTGTTTTGCGCGTCTTCTGGAAGGTCGAGCCTGCGCGGATTGGCAAACTACCCGCCGTGGTTACCAGTATGATTTCGTTGTAGTACTGCATTCCTGCGTCTTTGAACGCGTCGACCGTATCTCCGACAAAGTCGTGATAAATACCGTTAGAGTCCCTCACGTCGCCTACAACGATAGCTGCAAAGCGGTTCTCTTTCAGTCTGTTCACCGATTTCTGAATAATGTCGCGGTAGACCCTTAAGAAGTCGTCATAGTCCATATTGCTTATATCTGCGGGGTCGTCGCTGTATTTTTCAAGGTCTGCATATGGCGGACAAGTAAAGATAAGGTCGACCTGCTCGTCGCTCTGCGGTACCGTCTTTGAGCTGTCGCCTATGATGTACTTAGGCTCTGGATAGCCTGCGCAGATTTCTGCAGCTTGAGCTATATTTGCCTCTACCTGGTCTTCTCGCAGTTCGTGTCCTAGGTATCGATAGCCTAGACGGCTTGCGACTATTCCTCTCACGCTTCCGCCTGCGAAGGGGTCGAGAATCGTTCCGCCGTCGACGTTAAACCACGTATAAGCAATCTCGGCTAGGACTGGGTCAAAGATTGATGTACCCACATTCTGATACTTTTCAGTGTCGAGATAATCTCGCTCGTACTCTTCATTTGATAGCTTTTTGCCGAGCTTCTTTTCGAGTTCGGTTTTCTTCATATAATAATCAGGTATACAACCCGACAGGTTCGCAAAGACTAGACCGCCTTTACGACCGAGTTCAGATTTAATACCCAGCGTGAGCCACTGCTTCTTTCTGTCGCGCCAGTAGCCCTGCCTGGCGTCGAGGACGCTAAACGGGGGGGCGATAAATGTACGAGCCAGCTTGCCTTGCGGGTTCACTTCGTCCGAGTCTGCGGACGCGACCGCCGTCGGCACTGCTACACCCCATTCGTCCAGCTTCTCATAGTCGTATCTGTTCGCGAGCTTGTCCCAGTCCCAGTCGCCGTTGTTCACGTTGTCGCGGATTGTGATTTCTTCCTCGCGCTCTTCCGTCAATCCTTCGATAAGGTGCGTCGGTACTTTTTCCAGTCCGAGCTTCTTCGCGGCTTCGTAGCGCTGATTACCTCCAAGTATTACAAGCTTGCCCGTCCTGTTGCTCAGGATAAGCGGACGCGCCTCGAAGTAGTCAGGATTGTCTTTAATCGATTGACAAAGCGAGTCGAAGCTGTCCTTGTCAATTGTTCGCGGATTGTCTTCGAGTTTGTGCAATTCGGAAAGATTTCTATACTTCACGGCGGTTATACTTCCTATGCTTTCGAAGTTCTTCCATTTCTGCCGCTCGCTCCTCTGGCGTGCGCTTCTGCCAGCGTTTTTTCGCGTTTGCGGCTACTTTTTCGTGAAAAGCGCGCCATTTTTCCGCGTCTTTCTTCAATTTCTTATACTCTGCGACTGGCAGAGTGATTTCTTTATTATTCGTCATTTACTGAGCCTCCATATAAGTTTTATAGTTCTTTGATTGCTGTGATAGCGCTTTCTTTGCGTCGTCCTCTGTCGCGTAGTACGCGATTGGGTTATAATTCACGGCTCCGTTCATAGGCACAACCACAAGCTCGCCTGTGCGCTTGTCTTGCGCGACTATGTAGGCTACCGTGTTCTCGACTAGCTTTGTCGCTTCGTAGCTTCCTTCTTTGGCTTTGATTTCTTTGTAGGCGTTTTTCCAATTCGGCTGATATTGGTTAGTTGGGTGCGCCGCCAGCTCTGCGCGTGCAATTAGCGCCGATTTATAAGCCAGTGCGTCTGGGTACCTCTCGAAGCTGTTGCCGAGTGATATTCGCGCCGCGTCGGTGATTTCTCCGCGATTTTCTGCGTCGCGCACTTCACCTTCGGCTGTTAAATAGTAGTACTTTGCGCCGACCGCTGGCTTAAAATACCGAGCCAGCTTCGTGTCGACTTTTACAAAGAACTTTGCGAAGTCGTTTATTTTGTCAATTTTGATAACGTACGCTTCGTTGTCGACTGATATCAAAGCGTCGCCGTTTGTCGATTGATAAAACATAGCGCCCGCTTTGTATTCTGGCGTGTCCTGAATTAGCTTAAAATACTTCACCGTTGTCGTCTTCCTTCCTGAGCTTGTCTAGCTCCTTTCTCACGATGTCTATGGCTTCGGTTGCGCCGTATGCGACGTAGCCGTCAATTCCTGCGCGCTTCAACTCTTCCAGCCAGAGCTTCTGCTTTGGCGATACCGTCGGTCGCGCTCCTCGTTGTCGCTTCATCTCTATGGCGATAAGCTTACTTCTGCCGTTTCGCTCTGATTTTACTATAACAAAAAGGTCAGGCACTCCGCTCGATACTCCTAGCTTTCGGTTGACCATTCGATAGGCTCGCTGGCTCTGCTCGTTCGGTACGTGGAAGTGCGGCAATCTTAAAACCTCGAGATAATTCACAAAGGCTTTGTGTTCGTCTGCCTCGAGCGGATATTTTCTAGTCGTCAAGGTCTTCATCTCGCGGCACCCAGATTGTGATAATCATCAGCGCAATTACTAAGATTGCTAGTACTGAAAATGTCGTAGCTATCACCTTTATGACGAAGTTGTGGCTGTTCGTAAAAATGAATAGCGGCATTGTTATTAGTCCTCCGATTGCGAAAACTACCACGCTCACAAAGAGCCTTGCTATTATATCTATAATTCTCTGCCTCATTCTTTTTATCTCCTCTTAAAACGGTATCTCTGATAGGTCGACTGGCTCGTCGAGTTTTATGTCGTCGAGGTTCACTTCGTCGCTTGGTTTGGTTTCTTCTGCGTCTTCTTTTTTCGACGCTTCTGCGCTTGAGAGTAATTGTATGCTGTTTACAATAACCTCAGCTCGCGAGCGTTTTTCGCCGTCTTTGGTTTCGTATTTGTTTATGTGCAATTTGCCGACAACACCGACGCGCTTGCCTTTGCCTGTGTATTTCGTAACCACGTCCGCGGTTTTTCCCCAAGCCAAACAGTCGATAAAGTCGACGTACTCTTTTTCAATTCCGCCCACGGCTAGCGTAAATGCGGCTATATTTTTACCCGATTTAGTGGTGCGCGCTTCTGCGTCGCGCACCAGCCTTCCTACCAGCGTTACGTTGTTAATATCTGCCATTTTTATAAGCTCCTTTCTTAAATGACGCGCTCTCTTTTAATAATACAGCCAGGCACTATGTCTGCGCCGCTTTTCTTTACATAATCCTTAATGAGGCTCTCGCTCGGTACACAAAGCTCTCGAGGCACTTCGTTCGGGTTCACGATTTCGACGGTGATTTTTTCGCGACTGCCTGTTTTTGGCGCTTCTTTCTCCATTGCGCGAGCCGCCGCCTTGGCTTCTGCTTCCATTTTTTCCGCGAGGGCTTTCGCCTTGTCAATTTCCAGCTGTTGCTCGGCTTCTTCTTTCTCCGTTTCTGGATTTTTCGCCAGCTCGATTTTCTTCTCGGCGATATCTTGGCGAAGTTTGCCGATAAAGGCAATCGCGAGCGGGTGCTTTGCGTCGTCATTTAATGCGGCTATGCGCTCCTCGGCGATTTTTTCGCTTTTGTCGACGTCTTCGAGGGTTTTCGCGTCTTCGATTGCTACCGCGTTCTTGATTTCCAGCAGGCTTACCCAGACGCGCTCTGCTTCGCGTTTCTTCTTCTCTTCCTCGGCTCGTTCGAAGGCTAGGATTTCATTAGCTACAATTCCGCGAGCTTCTTCGGCTGGAGCTAAGATGTCGCGCTCTGCGCTGATGAATTGTTTTTTTACGTCGTCGAGTTGTCGCGTAAAGTTCTTACGTAATTCTTCTGTCGACTTCTTGTGTGCTGTGATGTCTTTTATGACTTCTTTCGCGGTCTTGACGTCTGCGGCTGTTTCTACCTTGACGCTCTTGGCTCGCTCGAGTAGTTCGTTTGATTTAATTTTAAGCGGTGAGATTGCTTCTATTTGTTTATACGCGGCTTGGCGTAGTTCCTGGTTGGCTTCGTTCATACGTACCCTTTCTTTTAGTTTATTGTGTCTTAATTATATCAAAAATTATGTAACGCTACAATACTTTTACCTTATATTCGCGGACTTTTTTCTCTGCGGCTTTCAGTTCGTCGATGAATAGCGCCACCTCGATTTCGAGGTTCTTGATGTAGTCCTCGTCGCGATAGACTCTAACTATGACTATCTGTGCATTCTCTGAAAAGTCTGGCGCGTAACTAACCCAGTCCCACCAGAGGCGCTCCTTATCGCACATCATATTTCCCTGGATTTGCGGTATGTAAATTGACGGCACTTTGCCTGTCGTCAAGGCTTCGAGGTGGTGCGCTGGTGTGCGGTTCTTGATTTCTATACCGCCTTTGCCCTCGCCTCGCCAATTGTCGACCTCGACTATTCCGTCCGCGCTCGCTCCTGTTTCTAGGAAGAGGTGTTTCTTTAAGCCGCGCTCTTCTACTGTGTTGCCTGTTTCTAGCTCATACCTGAGCCTTGCGGCTGGCTCCATTTGCGTACCCCAGTCCATATACGCCGTCTTGCCGTAGCGGCTGTATGGCTGACCTGTCAGCCGCTCGGTCAGTAATTCGGCGAGGTAGTTTTTGCGGGAGGTGCTTGCGTATCTTGCAAGCCCTCCGCGCTTGGCGAGGATATCGCCGTAGCGGCTGGCTGTTGGTATTCCGAGGCGGTCTTTGTACCAGTCTTTAGTTCCCTGCTCGTGTGTTGTCGTGTCCATTTTAGCCCTCGACTTTTACCGCAGTTTCTTCCTTGATTTTTCGCAGTCTTTCGCGTGCGACTGTTGCGGCGTAGGCTTGCTCCGCTGGTGCTAGACTCGCGTAGGCAGCTTTTAATTCGGCTATCGTTTCGGCTTTTTCTAATCGCTTGAAGGCGTCTTCTTGCGGCTCTTCGGCTAGTCCGTAGTCTGAATTGTCGATTGTGTCGATGTCTTTCACTTCTTCGAAGAAGTAGCGCTTGCAGGCTCGCTTTATGACCGATTTTAGCCAGAACTCCGTGTCCCATTTTTCCCAGAGATAGTTGTTGCGGCTACTCTTCTTCATTTTTTCGAAGTCTTCGGCTGACAGACCCTCGTAGTGTTCCGCGTCGCCTGTCTTAATCACGCAGTACGCGCCGACGATTTTTGAATTGCCAAACGGCTTGATTTTGTGAGAATAAATGACCTTGCCGCTTTGTTTCTCGACTGTGAAGTCGTCGTCTTCGCGCACTACTTGGACGTCAAAGGTTGCATTCGGGTGCAATTTTAGCACTTTATTTTTGTAGCCCTGATAGGTAACCATTGTCATATTCGCGCCCGATATGACGACGTTGACGCCGTCGAGCGGTAGGCTCAGGTTCAGCCATTTCGCAATCATACCAGCGAGCGTGCGCGCTCCGTTCTTGCTTACCACGCGCTTGTCGGCTGATTTTCGCGACTCTTCTATGAGCGCCTCTCTCACGTAGCGCAGGCTTGCGCGTGCGTCTTTGCTGTCTACGTCTACCTCCATTTTTTCGAGTTCGTCTTTGACCTCTGCTATAATGTCGTTGATTTTTTCCACTTCGTTCTCCTTGTTTAGATTGTAATTATTATTATATTGTAACCGCTCGATTTTTTCTAGTGATTTCGCGGTGTTCGCGTGAAGCGCTCAATTGCTCGCTCTAAGAATTTCTCAGGGTCTGTGCTTGACCTTACCAAGCCGTTGCCAGTCATTCTTCGGCAGGAGGTGAAGATTTGGTTGTTAATTCGGCTCGCGAGTGGCTCGTAGTGGATTTCTAGCACTTCGTCGCCGTCCTGGATTTCCATTTGGACGGGCGCGATAATTCCGCGGGTGGTTTCGCCTGCTAGGATTTCGACTAGGTGTCGCTTCTGTATTCGCGGGGCGTGCAGGGCGATAAACTCGCCGCTGTCGTCGATTGGAAGCACGACCTCCTCCGCCAGCTCGTTGGCGAGGGCGAGCAGGTCGCCGTTATACTCGCCGTTGACTAGTTCGTCGTGTAGTGCCATTTGTAGCAGTTTGTCTGCTAGGCTGGCGGTTCTATTCGCTGTAATCATCTTGTCGCTCCGTTTCTTCTATAACTCGCTTCTTGGTTGCTTCGTCGACTTCTTCGCCGCAGTCTGGGCATACAATCGCGTATGTTCCGCCGCAGGCGCACTCGACGTAGCCGCTCTCGCCTCGCCCACAGCAGGGTTCTTCGAGATAAGCGTGTTCGTGTTTGCATTCTTGCATAGTTTTACCTTTCTCTTACGTTTGCTATGTCCTTAGTATATTGTACCCTCTCAAAAAATGCAAGCCTTTTTGTGAAGATTTTCAAAGATTTTTAGCCTCTTAAATGAAAGCGATATTGTCCCGCTTTTTCTTCTGCTCGGCTCTCATTCGAAGCACTAGCTTGTCGAATTGTTTGCGGAGCTTTGCGGTTGAGAGAATATTTTGCGACCAGAAGTCGTCCTCCTGCGACCATTTCATAACCGCGTTAATTTCGGCGTAGCTGTAGCCGTCGAGCCTGTGGATTTTCTCGATAGTTTCGATGTCTTTCTGGAGCTGTGCTTGTGTTCGCTTTTTGTTCGCCCTGTTTGGCAGTCGTTTTTTTATCATTTCGTGCATTTTTTCGACTATTTCAGCAGCTTCTGCGGAGGTTTTACTCACCTCGCTTGTCCGTTTTCGGACAAGTAGAGTATTTCTATTACTGTTTCTATTACTGTTTCTATTACTGTATTCTATGTTCATCGGCGGGTGATAGGGGGGTTCTTCGGCGGGTGTAGGGGGGGTTCCTCGGCGGGGTAGGGGGTGTTCCTCGGCGGGTGAAGGGTTTACCTCTGTTGGCTCTTGACTTCCTTGTGAAAATGTTGGGACGTTTATAGTTAGCTTTGGCTCTATATTCACTCTATGGTTCTTTTCGTCTAGGTTCACCTTGACCCACCCCGACGCGTTTAGCTCGCTGATAATATTCGCGACGGTTCCAGCTGTGAAGCCTGTTTCTGCGGCGATTGTTTTATTGCTGGCAATACAGCCATAATCGCCGAGCGCGTGCGTTTCTATGGCTCCGTAAACCAGCACGTGGCTGTGCTTGGTTATTTTTCCGTTGGCTAGTTCTCGATTTAGTAGACTTGCGTAAAATGGTATGTTCTTTAGCATTTTCTTTGGCTCCTTCGTTGCTTAATGCTTCTATTTGCTATTCATTCCGCTTTATTTCGCGTTTTGGCGTTCAAGCCCGTAACTTTATCGTCTTTAATTTTTACGACGCTCCTGGCGCGTCTGACGCGTTTTCTGCTAAGATTTCGGCGGTGCGCTTTTTTACAAACGCTTCGCGGGCGTCTGCGTCTTTCAGCGCGTCTGGATTTTTGAGATTTTCGCGTATGTATTCGCGAGCGGCTGTGCCTCGAGCTTCTTCTTCGGTTGTTGGCTGTGCTTTCGCGTCGATTTGCTTGTTCTTGTCGATTGCTTGCAAACGCGAGCAGGCACACTGTTCGTTGGCTCTGTGAAAGTTCTCGTGTAGACAGATGAAGCCGCGGTTCTTAATTCTGGCGCTATCTCTGTATCTGTCGTAAGGCAGTATTCCGTCTATCGAGTGCGTCGCCAGGATTGACCCCTGTAGGGCAATATTTCTATACCCCTCTGAGATTTTTACGGCGACCTCTCTGGCTTCGTCTTTAGTTAATAAAAAGTCCCCCGTCTTTGATACTAAGACGAGTGTTTCTTTGGCGTTTCTTCGCTCCATTCGTTCCCCTTTGCTGGTTAATTTTTTATGTACTCTTACTATATGACAAGCGCGGATTTTCTGCCAGTGGTTGTGTAATTTTTGCAACAGAAAAGAGGGCTATTTTGCCCTCTTTCTTGTTCGCCTTTTGTTCTATTTCTCGGCGGGTTTTTCTTCTTTTTTCGCCTTTGGTTTCGGCTCTTTTACGACGATTTCGTACTTGTCGCCGTATAGCTCGATAATGAGCTTACCTTCTGCGTTCGGTTCGACTTCGATTTGATACATACTGCTTCCTTTCTCTGAGCGCTTGCGGTCGTCCGCCCTCTGCGCTGAGTATAAGTACATTATACACTACGTATTCGCCGCGCTTTCCGCCTCTTAAAACGTCGGGGCAGATTTCGTTTATTCGCTCCTGCGTGCGCCTGTTCACGATAAAGACGCGACCGCTATCGTTTATTACTGAATAATCGCGGTGGAGCTTGTTCTTGAATAGCCAGACGTTCGTTCTGTGCAATAATCGCGTATAGAGATAGTCGTACTCTCTGATACCTTTACTGTTCTTAATCGTCGCGTTTAGTTCTCGCTGGATTTCTGCACCCGTCATTCTTCTAAGCCTTTCTCAGGTTGTTTGTATTCAAAGCCGCCCAGACTTGCCCGCGGGCTGATAATACGGCTCGGTCGCCTATCAATTCGGTAATTACGTAGTTGTTGTCGTATTGTGTCAGCGGCGTGCCGTTGTAGTCTACTGCCACTTTCGGCTGGACAATATCGCCGACATTGAAGCGTGGTACTTCTGGCTCTGGTGCTGGCGTTGCTGGGGCGAGCTTGGCGTTTACGCGGTTCTGGATATCGTCGGGGTTGTAACCCGCCCCTGCTAATCGTGCGCGCCTGTCGTCGCCGTTGCCCCAGTCGCCGCGGATAACTTGCTCAGCTACTTCATCAGGTGATAGTTGCGGTTGCGGTGTTGGCGCTGGTGCTGGTGCGATGTGCCAGCGCTTCAGCCTCATTGCGCCGAGGAAGCTTCCCAGGTTCATATTGATTTCAGTAAATGGTGCGCCGTTGCCGTTGCCTGTCTGGTTCTGCCCGAGTAGTCTTACATAGCCGCCGAGATTGCCTGATACCGCCATTCCGACGTGTCCCCACTGCGTGCCGCCGAAGAAGAGCCAGTCGCCTGGCTGGATTGCGTTTCGGTCGGTGATGAGTTCAAACTCGCTTCCTGCGTTGTAACCACGAGCTGCTTCCCAAGCTCCGCGTGCCGCGCCTGTGCCGCCTGTGGATAATGTGCGCCCGACTGCGTTTAGCCAGAAGAGCGCGCCTCCGTCCCAGCATTGCGCGCCGTATGCACCGTCAACGTCAAACGCTTGATTTATAACCGCGTTTCGGAAACTCTGCCAGCTGTCGGTTGGTACGCTCGCGCCGCGTCCGCTGTCCAGGAGCGCCTTTGCGCCCGATTTCTCTACCGCCTTTTCTACGTCTGCGTCTTTGGCTTTCTTGCCGCCTGGGAGGTCTGCCACGTCAACCACTAGCGGTGCTTCTGCGTCTTCTTTCTCGATTGCGGCGGTTGTGATTTTGTCCAGGTTTTTCTGGCTCACGCCGTAGATTTCGGCTAATTTCTGGATATTCTTCAATACCATACCTGCAATTCCTGCGGCTAATACGCCGAAGATAATCTGCGAGCTGATTTGGTTCGCGCCCTGCAATTCAATTCCCCAATTCGGCGCAAAGATAAGGAGCGCCTTTGCCACTAGGATAATCACTATCGTGCTTGCGCCTAGGAGCGCGTATTTTGCTAGCCCGTTTAGCCACAGCTTCTTGTCGAAGCCTTCGCTGATTTTCCAAACGTTAATATTCGACCAAGCCGACAGGATTGTGTACGATATCGTCGCTAATCCATACAAAGCAAACGCTTGCATTGACTGAATAATTAGCTCTGTCATTTCTGTCATTTTTCGCCCTCCTTATAAATGAGCCTTAGTATTATTACCGTAATTATATCATCTAATATATCAACGATAGAGTAAAGTAGACCGTCGTAGCCTTTCGGCTCTGGCGCTATTTCGATATGCGTGTAGGCTCCGATAATCCACTGAATAAGCAAGATTGCGTTACTCGTCAATAATGATATCGATAAAATGAGTAGTAATACTTTCAAGTGTCGCACCTCTTTCGGTGCTTTCAGTCGGTAAAGTTCTATCTGTCGCAATATAATAGCGACAAGTGCTGTCGCTATCAATATACGCGCAATCGCGGTTATTGTTATAAACATTTTTCTATGGTTTCTTCGGCTGTTTTTTCGGCGCGCTGACCGCCTTTTTTAGCGTGATGTGAAAATGATTTTCACGTATTCGCTGCTCTAGCTTCTGGCTGTTCTTCGCCAGGTTCACGTAAGCCTGCTGTGTATTTTGTCGCGCTTTTCGCGCCTCTTCGCGGGCAGCTTCGATGTCCACGCTATAAAGCTCCGCTCGTATGACTGCGGCTGTGTCCATTTTAATTACCCCCTCGGTTAATCTTCTCAGTTAATAGGTCGATTGAGTGCGACATCTGAGTAATTGCCTTTGACTTTTCGGCTTCGTTCGCGGCGTCTTGCTTGTAAAACGCTATCATCTCGTGTCCGTTCGCTCCTGCGATTTCGACGAGCTTTTGGTTTAGCTCCTCGTTCTTCTTCCAGAGTTTGAAAACGGCGGTAGATAAAGCGATGACGGCTATACCGAGTACGCCTTGCGTTGCCAGATATGTCGTTACGCTTGCTTCCATAGTTTTATTTTAGCACCCTTAAATGTCCTCGGACAAGTCGCCTTCCCATTCGACCAGCTGGATTTTATAGAAGCCCTCCTCCGACGCCATAGTTTCCGCAAAAATTGAGATGTTTTGCCCTTTCTTTATGAAAACGCGCCTACTTGCCATAACTGGCAAAGAGCCTGCGTGCTGAGATACGATTGCTATCGCGTTGTAGAAGGCTCTGTCCACGTTGTACTCGCCCTGCGGCAAGTCTAGCGCTATTACCGCCATTCGGTCGCCGCCTAGTCGGTTGTGATTGTTTAGCGTAGTTTCTGCTACGGCTATTTCGTAGTAGCCTGAGCGCGACGCCGTCATATGCGCGCCCACGGTCTGCGCTCGTCCCCAGTTTATGGTGCCATAAACGAAGTGTGTGCTAGGCAGTTGTTGGTTTTGTGTTACGTCTACGTATTTTCTCGTGTAGCCAGCAGGCAATTCGCTCGCGACTTCTGCTTCTATTTCTGCCAATCCTAATACTCGAAAAGAGCGCACGCGTGTTGGCGTTTCGAGCGGCTTCTCATTCATATAGATTTTACCTTTTACGTCTAGCGCCCTGCCCTCGGCTGGCATTTTGCCGATACCGACATTGCGGTTACTGCTCGATATCATCATAATAGGCACGCCTCTGTCGATAGAGATTTGAGTTTTAGAAGTACTTAATTTGTCGCGCACTTCAATTTCGATAATAAACTTCGAGGAGTTCGCCATTGATAAAAAGGCTGGCGTCATTGTGAAGGCTCCCTCGCCCTGCGTAAAGTCGCGCTTTATCCAAGCCGTCCAGCCGTTGTCGTCCTGCTTCCAGCGATAGCGCAGGCTGTCTGGTTCTATTCGGTTCTTGTCGGTTCCGTCGACGGTTATGCGTGCAAAGGTTCCGCTGACACTGAGCTTCGTTTCATTTTCGAAGTTGTTTTTTCGCTCGGCGGTGGCTGTGATTTTCGGCGTGTCGTATTCGATGAAGTTCAATTCCTTGAAGGCTTCCGCGGTTAAGCCGCGGCTGTCTGTCGCCTGAATAACCAAGCGCTGGCTTCCTTTTTGACTAATCGTTCCGAGTTCGGCTTCGTATGGCTTGCCGTTTTGTTTTTCGTCGTGGGCGATTGTCGCGGTCTTGTCGACGAGCTTTATCGAGTAGCTCTTCGGCGTCGCTTTTAGGCGCGTTTTCATTTTGTCGGCGTCGGCGATTGTCGCGACTACTGTCGATATTCCTTGAATGAAAACGCGGTCGTTGCCTGTTACCGCTTTGCTGGTGGCGTTTGTGTCGCGGGCATCAATCTTTGAAAAGAGAGGAGCGGCTTCTTTGTCGTTCACGGCAATTGTTACGTTCTGAAAGCCTGAGCCAATCATTGAGCCGCCGTTAAACGTCCAGGTGTCCACGCCTAGGCTCGTCTGACGCGTGTTCTTCATTCGCTCGTAAATGGTGTCGATTTCTTGCTGGCTTGGCGTCCATACGTACTGGTCGCCGACGAAGCCGTCCTGCCTCTTGATTTCCGCGCCGTCGGGTATCTGAATACTTACGTTGTGATGAAAGCTCCAGTGCTTTTTGTTCATATTGACGGCGATAGGTTCGCCTACGATATACAAGCCCTTTGTAAATGTTGGCGAGCTGGCTCGCGGTATTGCTGGCAATTCCCAGCCGCCGCTGGTTTCAAGCGCTCCGCTTCCGTAAAGTGAACCTGACATTCCAGCGCTGAAAGCTTTACCGCCGTCGCTGTTGTGGTAGATGTCCATTATTCCGCCGCCGAGTTGGTGGTCGCCGTTGCCACTGATGTTCGACCAGACGCCGCTCGCGATGTTGCCGCTTCCGTTCACGGTCGTGATATTCAAGCGCACCGCGTTGCTGTACCAGCGTGCGTTGTTCGCGATGTTAATACCGACCTGCCAGTGAATAACTGAGCGGTTCGTGCCGACGTCCTGACCGCCTAATTGCCATTGAAAATAGAAGCAAGTGCTGTTATACCTGCCAGTTTCAATTCGTCCCGATGTTGCCACTATTTAGTCCTCCTCTCCGCTGTCGATAAATGCGACGCCTTTAATGCTTCCTGTTTTAATTGCGATTTGTTTTATAGGGTTCAGCACTATTTCGTCTTTCGCTGAAAACTTCGTAACGATTGTCCGCTCGCCGTTCACTGTGAAGACGCGCTGTTGGCTTCCACCCGACTCGGCGTATCCTGAAAACTCGAGCGGTGTCATTGCTGTGTAGGCTCCGTCGTAAATGTCTGACTTTACTATCAGTCCGTACTCATTCATTGTTACCGAGGTACTCATTGCTTCACCGCTCGCCTGCTCCCAGTTTGCGGAGCTTCTGCCGTGCGCAAGCATTATGTCCGTAAACGTTGCCTCTGCGTCGCCGTTCGCCCAGATTTCGACTATAACCTCGTCGCTTGCGGTTGTATAAAAAGGCTCACACTCCAGGCGCTTATAAAAGGCGCTCTCGCCTTCGCCAATTTGTGTATAGCAGAGGTTCTCGGTTGGCACTGTCGCGGTGCGTACGAGAATACCTGCAATTCCTAGCGCGCTCTTCTTAATCAAACAGCTTAATGTGTAGTAGCTCCGCGTTTCTTCTGTGTCTGTCGTCTTCGAGCGTCGGATTTTTACCGTCTGGCTTACTCGTCGACCTCTTAAGAAGAGATTGTTGCCTGAGATACCGCCGTTGGCTTTCGCTTCCGCGCTCGGCGCTACGTCGATAATCGAGGGCGAGCTTAGGGTATATTCCTCCCACGGCTTGTATAGGTTCGGCTCTGGTGCTGTGTCGTCTGGCTTCTCCTTTGCCTTGTAAAAGAAGGCTGAGTTCCTCAGTAGGTTGTTGCCGCCTGCGCGTTGTATCTTGTTGGTGATTTCGCGCACCTTCTGCGTGATTTCTGTGTGGTTGTCATTTACTACGTTGCCGAGCGTCTGTACGTCGCTCACTACGCCGCGGATAACCTGCTCCTGCTTATCTACGTAGAGTTCCGTGTTTTTTATGCGCTTGTCGATGTTACTCGTGCGGTTGTAGTTTATTTTTGTGCGCGCTGGGTCTTTACACCAGAGATTTTCTTTAATTCCGCCGTCCAGGGTCAATTTGCGCCCCATAACAACCGAGCGCTTGCCGTTAATCTCTACGATGTCGCCGACCAGTGCGCCTATCACGCCGCTGGTTTCGGCTTCAAAGGGGTAGTAGGTTAAGCCCTTGAAAAATGGATAGAGCTTTGACTTCACCGCCTCGCGTCGTTTGTCTATGATTTGGTTGTTGGTGATTGTCGCCTCTATGATAGGGTTCGCGCCTGGCTCGGTTTCGGCTACGTTGTCATTTTGCGGGCTTCTTGCCAGGACTAGGCTGTTCACGGCTCCGTATTTTTCCAGCTCCGTCAATTTAATCAGCGCGCCGTCTGGTATTTTGACGTGGTGTGCGTCGGTTTCGCCTTCGAGGTCGTTCGCGCACCAAAACTCCAGGTCGCCGCGGCTGTTAAAGCGCGCTATGCTTCCCGTTAAAGCCGCCAATTCCTCGATAATTTCGCGGTATTGTATACCGTGAATATTTTTATAAAGGTCTTGCTCTATGTCGATATCGATGTTCGCCTGGTTCATTGTCGGCGAGATATTCAAAACGCCGCAGATTTGCTGGAGTAGCTCGTTTGCGGTTGTCGGGTATGTGAATAGCTCGGGTTTGTATTCCGCGGTTAATGCGTGCGTCTGGTTAAATGCGGTTACTTTGACCTCGTCCTTGTCTTTGATTTTCTCGGAGGATACCACGTAAAATGTGCCGAGCGTCAGTGGCGGGGGCAATTGTCCGAGGCTGTCCCTCTGCCCTGCGCTTACTTGAAGAATAAACTTGCGCCCGAGTAGCTCTTTGCCCTCGAGGTGCGTCAGCGTGAGCTTCTGCATTTCGAGGCGACCAATTCCTGGCACTTCGCTTTCAAGGGTCGCGCTTATAAGCAGGTCGCGGTCTGTCATTGTGATTTCTTCGCCCTCGTCCATTGTCTGGAGAAACATCTCCATTTCGCGGGCTGGTATGTCCAAGCCGTTTATAAAAGCCTGGCGTTCTCGTAGGTCGTCTAGCCGTCGCTCGTGCATACTATCGCTGTGCCTCCTGCGCTATCAGATTCACTTTGAAGTCGGTTACTAGTCCGCGTCTGCGGTCAAGCACTCCTAGCTTCAGGTCGTTCGCGTAAAATGTCTGCGCTTTGTACGAGTTCGTGTGAATATCGAAGTAGCGCACATTGAAAAAGGGGCGGTTCAATATTCCCGCGATTTGCGCCGCTCGGGCGTATTCCATAGGCACAAACTCCAGCTCTAGTTTCGGAAAGATACCTATCAGCGTGCTTCTCATACTGCCTCTCATATTGCGCCCCGCGTCCTTCCAGAGCTTGCTCGCTTGCACGTCGTACTTCTTTAATTCTCGTATCTCGACGCCTTCGATTGTTACAAGTGCTTCTGCCATAATGTTATACCAATATCACCCCTTGATTGTTTAAGTAGCTCTGGTCGTTAATTCCGTCGATGACGCGACGCACCAGTTCGTCTTCGCCAATTTTTACTATTATAGTCTGAGCCTGGCTTCCTGCGCCACCCCTCTCGGCTAGCTGGTTCGCGATTTTATCGAGCCAGCCCGTGTTGTTCTCAAGCGGCACGACCGCTTCGCGTCCTGCTTCGCCGACCACTGCCAGAGTTGCGCGGTCAACCACACCACCGCGGGCGAGCTTCGGTATTTTCGGTATGTTCATATTCTTACCGCCCACGCCTGGCACCCAGTCTGGTATTTTGATTTGGTTCAAGCCATTGATAAAGCCGTTAATAATATCAATCAACGCGTTAATTGGTGCCTTTGCGATTGCGCCAAGCGCTCCAAGCGCGCCGCCTACAATGCTCTTCAACCCTTCGAAGGCTTTCTTCCAGTTGCCTGTGAATACGCCCGCGATGAAGTCAACCAGCCCGCCGAGTACCGTGAATACGCCGCGTACGAAGCCTCCGATTGTGCTTAGCGCGGTGTTTATTATTCCGCCGATTGTCGTGCCTAAGGCGACCCAGACGGGCTTAAATGTGCTTATAATCCAGTTCACAATTGGCGTTATAAACTTGTTGTAGATTTCGAGCGCTCCTGCTACCAATTTGCCGATGAAGTCGGTTACGGCTTTGAGTGCTGGTTGCAGTTGGTCTTTCCAGACTTTTTGGAACTCGTCCAAAAATGGTTTAATAATTGGCTCCAGGACGTCGCTGTAGAGCCTCTTAAATGTTCCCGTGATGTTGCCCAGAAACTCGCCTATTCCTTTTGATATGTCTTTTCCGTATGTGTCCCAGGTGCTTTTCAGGGTGCCTGTGAAGTCTGTCCAGATTGTGCCTACAATTGTGCTTATCTGCGTGAATACGCTCTTCATATTCTCCATAAGCCCCGTCAGGTTGTCGACGATTTGTGGCGTGGCGTCAGCAAGCCCTTGCAGGAGGTCTGCGGGTATTGTACCCGCCAAGTAGCCGATATCTGAGAAGCCTTGCCTTAATGGCTCCACTAGTGGCTCGAGGAAGGAGTTCTCCAGCTCGTACAGCTTCGCGGTGATGTCCATAGCGCCCAAAAATGCGGTAGTGAAGTTATTCGCGATTTCTTCGGCTCGCGGTACCACGACGCTTTCTAATCCGTCAAAGAAGCCCACGAAAGGCGCCATAAGTACATTTACCAGAGTTGCGGCTGTGTTTGATGTCGATGTTATGAGGTTTGCAAAGTGTTCGTCAATTTCGCCAGCTCTCTGACTGATGACGGTAGACCAAGCGCCCGCTTCGGCTACGACGATGTTGCTAATGCTCGTGAATATTCTTTTACCGTTGTCGGCTAATGCTCCGAAGATTTTCGTTACGCCGTTCGCGAAAGCCTGCCACGACTTTGTGTTTTGAATAACCTCGAAAGCTTTCAGGAAGCTGTCCTTGATTTTCTGCGCGATTTCGTCGGCTTTGCTTGCGCCCTTGTCCATATCTCCAAGGTCAAAGTCTAAGCCGCTCATATCCATACCGCCGCCGCCTGCGTCGCCGCCGCCTCCGCCGCCACCGCCTGAGTTGTCCTCTGGCTCTTTCAGGACGTTCATTTCATCAAACGCCGCTAAGCCTGCCAGCTCTTTCTTGAGCTTCTTTGCTTGCCCTGCGGCACCGCCGAGCTGTTTGCCTGCTCCTGCCGCGCCTGCGCCTACGCCACCGACTGATTTGCCGACGCTGTCGACCGCTTTCTTCATTCCTTCGGCTTTCTTGCCTCCGCCGCCGAAGAGTGAGCCTATCCAGCTCACCGCCATAACCATAACCTTCACAAAGCCTACTACGTACGGTATTGCGGCGTTAATCGCGTTTGATATCATTTGGAAGAAGCCCGCGATGTTCGACTGACCGATTGCGTTCATAATGTCCGCCAAGCCTCGGGTGAAGGCTGTCTTCATATTCGTGATAGCTGTTTCAATTCCGCCCGCGGCGCCTAAGGCTTGCTCTGAGAAAGGCTTTATTCCGTTGGCGCCGTTTTGGTTCAGCTCTATCATAGCCTTCATAAAGTCGTTCATACTGACGGTTCCGCTTCGCAAGGCTTCGCCGAGCTGGTTCGAGCTTGCGTAGCCCATATACTGCGCCACCTGCTTCAATTGGGCAGGCATTGCGGTCATCATATTGCGCCATTCCATCATATCAGGCTTGCCTTTTGCGTAAGCCTGGCTTAATTGCTCGATTGCGCTAGCTTGCACTTGCGCTGGTGCGCCTCCTGCAATTATGGCGTTATTCATTGCGAGAAACATTTCGGTGCTGGCTTTGACGTTGCCGTTTGCGGCTGTCAATCGTTGCACGGCGCTTGCGGCTGTGTCGAGGGTTGTTGGAAGTCCTACGAGCTTCTGGCTCATATAGTCGATAGATTTTTGAGCGTCTTCGGCTGATATTCCCAGGTTACCCATTACTCGCGGAAAGTTGTTTAGCGTATCAACGCGTGATACGGCGTCGCCTAGGGTCGATGTGATAGCGCCTATGGCTTTTGATATACCAGCGGCTACTAATCCACCCATTGCGACGGCTCCTGCGCCCATTCCGCGGAAAGAACCCGAAACGGTCGACGAGGCTTTTGTCGCGTTCGAAGCGATTGCGTCAATATCTGCGCGGGCGCGACCGATTTCTTTTCTCATCTGGTCGGCATTCGCGGTTATAAGCAGCTTTAGCTCGTCGACTGTCATTGTAGGTTACCTCCTAATTTAATCGTGTTGCGGATTGCTTGCTCTTCCATTTCTTCGGGAGTCATTGCGCGCCGCTTCTTTTGCGATAGGAAAGGTTCTTTTGGATAGTGCTTTCCGTTGTTCACAGCTGAGCCGACGTAAGCGCCGAGGAGGTAGTTCAGCTGGTCTGTTCGCTTTTCGTTCTCTTTTCTCCTGGTGTGGTACGCCGTTAAGTGCTTTTGAAACTGCTTTGGCGTTAATTCCCAGTAGTAATTCAGGTCTAAGCCTATTTCTAGCGCTGTGATTTCGTGGTGGCGCCATTGCGCGCCGTATGTCGATAAACCCAGCGCCTGCGATACTCTGCGTTCTAGTTTATGTCCGCCAGAGCCTCGTTCACTTCGGCTTTGTTGCGCCTCATCGCTTCGACGTTCGTGTTCTGCGGTAAAAAACCCGCCTCCACTAGTGCCTCTGTTACGTCTAACATAATATCGTACTTGTCGCGTCCTGCTTCAAACTGTGCGTCTAATGTGTCCAGGGCTACTTTTGAGCTGACACCGTATCGTTGCGCATTCTCGTCCCAGAGTGCGTGTTCTAATATCTTTGATAAAGCGCGTACGCTTCCGTCTGCGGCGATATGCTCGATAGAAACATTGCCGACGGCTCTTTCGATACTGTCGACTATTCGTGCGTTAAACTTTAGATTTAGCTTTTCGGCTTCTGCCATTATTTCGTACCTCGTTTATGTTGCTGTGGTCGGGTGGGTATAGCGCCACCCGTTCGCTTTTTGTTCTCCTTAAAGAGTGTCTGGCTCTGTTGGAGTGAAGGTTGGCTTGCCGCTCACGCGGATTGTTGCGGAGAAAGTAGCCAAGCCGTCGACGGTCTTTTCACCGTCCTTGAAAGACTTAATAAAGCCTTTGAATTGCCACTTTGCGCCTGACGGATATGTTACAATCCAGTCTTGCAACGTTTGGTTCTCGGCTAATGCTAGCAATTTGGCAATAGTTCCCTTTTCGTCGGCTTTTACGATGTTGCCAGCGATTGCTACCTCGCCTGCGTCCTTGGTCGTTGCGATAAACTCCTTGTAGCCGCCCTCTGTGTCCAGAGTCGTGGTGTCTTGTTCATCACTCTCTACGCCGATTTCGCCGATTGAGGTCAATTTACCAATAACTAGGTTTGCGGTTTCGTCTTTCGCCTTGACTTTTTCGAGTCGAGTTCCCATTGTTCGTGTACCTGCCATAGTGGTACTCCTTTCTTGCTTTACGCTTTTATTTTAGCATATCACGCCGTGGAAGCGTGATGTTATATGCACGAGGTCGTCCTGCGCTGTCGGCATATCGCTCGCGCTGTCCATTGCCCAGCCCTCGGCGCAGAGTATGTCGCTCGTACGCTGAAGAAGTTGTTCGGCTTGAGTCGCGTCCCTCGTCCAGATGTCGATTTTATAGACCGTCATTGAGCCGATATATTCATTGTCAAGCGTGTACTTCGTTTGATTGCCTGCTAATGAGAAGGTGATTGCTGGCAGTTTCGTTAATTGAGCCGTTGCTCCTTGTATGACGTCAGCTTCTGGGTCTACCGAGCTGAGCATATCATAAATGTACTTTCGCGATACTGACACTTTACTTCTCCTTAGTTCTTAATCTCTGACCTCATTATCGAGGCGTAACGCTTGCGCACTTGTTCGAGCGCTGGCTTCATATACGGCTGGGCTACCTGTCCTGCGTTGTCGCCGTATGCTATCGAGCCATTTAATGGCTGGCTCTGCGCTGTTGCGGCTCCGCGCTGACCTGTTCCGTATTCAACAAACGCCGCGTATTCTTTGTCTGTGTATACTTCCGCCGTGATTTCGCCGCCGTTCGCTGTCGCTGGCTTCATCGTGATACTGTTCGCCAGTGCGCCTGTGTCGACGGGTGCGAGTGCGCGTGCTTGTCCTTCAACTTCCAGCGCGGCTCTATTCACTGCCTGCGCCACGCCCTTAGCTTGCTCTAGCTTGCTGTAACGAGCCTGGATTTGACCCAGGTTCTGGAAAGATATAGACGCGCTCATAGCTTTACGCTCGTTGCGGCTATCAAAACGTGGCTGTCCCGCGGCTTTATCGATTGTACGACATAAACTTTTCCCGCGTATTTTAATCTATCACCTATCTCTGCGGGCGATAAAGGAGCTATTGTGATAGTCAGCTCCGTGTCTTCGTCCAAGCCGTAGTTCTCAATAAGCCGACGGCTCACTGATGTCTGAATATTGCCGACGATTTTCCCGACCGTTACGTACGTGGTGCGGTTGCTTCCGTCGAAGGCTTTCGCCGTCTGTCGCTTCAATAGCTCGGCTTCCTTGTCGTAAAACGTCCGCGCCATTGCCGCTTTCATATTATCTAGCCCCCGCAACGTTCGCCCTCCTATATGGTGCCAGTAGCTCTGCAAAGCCGCCCAGTAGCTCGCTATCTGTCGCGCTTGCGTAGTAGTTCTTCACACCGTCTTTATATGAGATTGACTGACCGTTGTCACTGATACTCTGGACTGCCTGCTCTATGTTGCCGTTCGCTTTTTGTTCGCTTGCTTGCGTCAAGCTGGCTACGACAATTCGCGCTACAATCCGCTCGAGTCGCGGTTCGATTTCGTCGGCGTTCAGGTATAATTTGACGCGGTCTGCGATTTCTTCAATAACGAAGTCCTCGAGTGCTTCGTCGCGTTGTTGTTCATTCGAGCGTAGGCTTTGTATATGTAGCTTTATTCGCTCTTTCTGCTCCTTGTTCACGTTCCTCCTTATACCTGAATAAGGCGCCGTGTAGCGCCTCGTTCTTAGTCTTCTTTTGGCGCTTCTGCCTTAGCCTTTTTTGGCTCTGGTGCCGCCTCTTCGGTTACCTCGACGTAGTGTTCTGAGTTAATCATCATCTCGATGACTGCCTCGTTGGTTACTCGCTCGAGTGTTCCCGTTGTTACATTTTCGAAAGTTCTCACTTTGTTCTCCTTGGTGGCGTTGGCGGGGTTGCCCCCGCCTCTGCCTTTGATTTGATTTATTACGCTACTGTTGCGAACTTAATCAAGTCAGGTGTTACTGCCTTGGTGCCGTAGTTGTAGAACATTTCTGCGGCGTAGTCGTTTGACAAAGGTAGCTTCTCTGCGTCGTATTGTGCGACAATCAGTGGCTGTGCAATTGCGCCGTCTACGAAAGCGATTGCGTCCTTTGTTTGGCGTACGTTGCTTACTACTTCAACGCCGTGGAAGGCTTGGATTTCTTCAGCGTCTGTGGTGATACCGATTTTTACAGTGTCTAGGTAGTTGCGTAGTTTACCGTAAGCTTTTGGAGTCAAAGACAATTTAATCATCTCGCGGTCAACGCCGTCGACGTACTCGTTCTTTGTCGTTTCGATTGCCTGGATAAGAGCCTCTACCTTGTCCTGGATTGTTGGCTCTGCGGTTACGACTACTTCTGAGCCTTCCGCCTCGGCAACGCTGAAGAATTTAGCGTCAGTTTCTGAGATAACAGTCTGAGCGTGGTTCTTCTTTCGGCTGTCGATAATGCCAGGAATACCGCGTAGTTTGATATCTTTCTGTGCAATTTCTTCGACAATTTCGCGGTCTGTGTCGATTTGGACGAAGACCTTGCCCTTGTTGTTCAAAGCGTCGCCTTTGGCTGCTGTTCGAGCTGTGCCGTAGTCTTTACCCTTGGCGTTTACAAAGCGGTTTGCTTCAACGCTACCTGTTGTTGGGTCGCCCGACAAGTCCTTGTTCTTAAAACGTGCGGCTAGTGAGCCTTTCTGGATTGACTCGATAACGTAGCCGTAGCTCACAGCCAATTTATCTTTGTCTGTGTTGCTCAAAATGCTTTTAGCGTCCTGTGCCATTTTTATAATCTCCTAATTTTTAGATGACGGTTACTTCACCGTATTTTTGAGCGCTTGCGGCGCTTTCCTGTGGAGCTTTCGGTGTGCTTCCTTTCAGTCGCTCTGCTACTGCGGCTTCTACAGCTTTTCCAAACTGTTTTTCCAAAGTCGCGATATTCTGCTCCTGCTTTTCAACGTCTGCGTCTACTACTAACTCTGCCAGCTCGTGGGACATACCTTTTTCAATAAGCACGTTCTTCGCGTTAAAGAGGTTTTCTCTCAGCGTGATTTGTCGCTCTTTCTCTGCTAGCTCGCGTTCCGATTGCGCACGTCGCTCGGCTTCGCGCTCCTCTTCGCTAAGCTTTGCTTGGCGGTCGTACTCGGCTATGCGTCGGTCGAGTTCCTTGTCGTACTTCTTTCGCTCTCGGGCTAAGCGACTCTCTACCGTTCTGTCTACGTCTTCTTGTGTAAACAGGTGGTTGTCTGTCTGCTTCTCCTCCTGCGCGGCGTTGTTTACTGCTTGCGCTTCGTTGTTTTCGGCGTTGTCGTTTTTCACCTTAATCTCCTTTTACCGTTTTTAGCTCGTCAGCTTTTCTTAAAGGTTGCCGTTTTAGTTCCGTCGAACAAGCTCGGCTTTAGTCCTGCTTGCTTAAATTGTAACATATTTTAGAATAAACTCTCATATGCTTTTATCTCAGCGTCGATTTTTAGGAAGGGCGCGTTTATTTCCTCGTCGTCGCTGAATTGCTCGAAGTAAATATTCCTCAGGCGTCCTGTGTTCTTATCTACAACCAGATAATGCGGGCGTTTGAGCTTCGTTTCCTCGTCTTTCGGCGCGTAAACTAGGTAGCCCTTCATCTCGCCCACGTTTTCGTAGCCCTTGCCTACCAGTAGCTCGGCTCTACTTGCTGTTATGCTCATCTCTTCGCTCCTTTCTTCGGTTGCGGTTGTGTTTTGCTTGATTTTCTCACGATATACGGAAGCATTTCCGTGTCTATTTTCGCGTTGTCAATTCTCATAAAGCCCCACCGCTCCATTTTATTTTTATATGGCGGCACGCCAAAGCTTTCGCCGTTCTGCGGGTCGATAAACCGCAGTCCGTCTGGATTGCCTGCGGTGGATTTCACGCGCTCGGCTATTAGCGTATGTCCTGAGCGTCCGTTGCGGGCGTAGAAGAATACCTGAAGCCTTGCGCCTACTGGCAATTCCTTCGTGTGGCTCACCATTTCAGGATACTCTGACTTGTATAGTCTGCCGTCGATTTTCTTCCAGCCCAAAAAGTCGACCTCCTTCTTCCAGAGCCACTCCATTTCGCGTATGGTTCCACTAAACTCGCGCCTTAATTTCGGGGTGTTTGGCAGTGCCTCCACGTCATAACCGCGGCGTCTTAATTCGTATGCGGGGACGCACCTCTGGCAGTTGCTCTTGTAGCCTCCACTCTCGTCGTAGCGTGGATTTGCCTTGATAGCCTCCTCTGGCTCCATTGGCTCGCCCTGCGTGCCTATAACGTCCTGCATTGCGTAAGCAATTGGCGGCGCTGTTGGCTTCGCGCTCAGCGTTTCCTCACCTCGTCCGCTCTGCCAATCGTCGAAGCTCCTGTATTTCTGCACTTCGCTCGGTGCTGTGTCGACGTCTTCGCGGTCTTCTAATCGTGAGCGTCTTAGGCTTGGCTCTGCGTCGTCGCCTAGGTAAGCTCTAATCTTCGAGCGACAATTTGGGTGCATTGGTGGGCAGTTTACGCCTACCTCGCGCTCTGATAGCTTGAAGCGCTTGTCGTCCAGTGAGCCACATATTTCGCTGGTGCGCGTGTCTAAGGTCGCCATAAAGACATACTCGGTTATTCCTAGCTCCTCGTATAGCCTGGCTTCGGCTTCGTTTTCGAAGTAGGTCGTTTCGGTGCGTATAAGCCTCATTGCCTCGTAAGCTCCTACGTCGAAGCGTTGGCGCACTTCTCGGGCGAGGTATTGCGGCGATTTGCCAGCCAGTAGCCCTGCGGCGGTGCGTTGGCTCAGGTCTTGGGCTAGCCTGTTGGTGTTGCTCCAGATATTCTGGCTGTAGTTCGCGCCGTTCCATTGCTCGGCGAGCATTCGGTTTAATCGCCTTGTGTTTATCTGCGTAAATTGTGCGCGGCGACCTGTCGTTTGCTCGATGTCGTAGGCGGTTCTCAGGTAGCTTCGCTTGATAGTTTCGGCGTGCGCCTTCGTGGAGAGTTCTATGCGTGGCTTTGTGATTGTCATAGCCTCCGCGTAGATGTTGTGCTTAAACTCCTCTAGCCGCGTTATGCGTGCCTTGTAGTTTTCCTTGATGTATTGGCGGCTTAGCCTGCCCTCGGCTGTTTTCCAGAAGCGGTCGGTTTCGCCTCGGCTGAGCAGTTCCTTAAGCTGTCCGACGTCTATTCCCGTCTTGTCGCTATATTTCTGGTAGGTTCGCTCGATGTCGCGCTGGACAATCTTCGCCGCGTCTGAGTAGATTTTTGCAACGTTCACCGACTGGCGGTCGATGTGTCGGCTTATATCTGCGCCGCGTCTTTCGGTGCGCTGTTGCCAGTATTCCGCGGACTTCACGCGCCTACTCCTCGGCTACTTCTGGCTCTGCTGGCTTTGGCTCTGCTGGTTTTACTGGCTCGATTTCTTCGAGGTCGCTGATGTCGTCGGCGTTGCTTGCTTGCTCGTCTTCTTTCTCGGCTTTCAATCGCTCGATGACCTCGCTGGCGTCGCGGACGAAGGACAGCTGGCTTATGAGCGTTTCGTCGTCAACGTGGTCGGTTAGGTTGTTTATCATCTGGCTCACTTCTAGGTCGTTTGCTGGAAGGCTTCGCGTAAACTTCGCGTCAACATCGCGGGCAGTGATTGGCTCCGTGTTGTTCTTGACCTTCAGGAAGCTGGCGTAGATTGCCATACGCTCCATAAGTCCGCGCTCAAAGTAGCGCTCCTTGGTCTTGATATTCTGCTCCATTGCAAGGAGCTTGTACTTAAGGGCTACGCCCGAAGAGTTGCCTGCAAAGTTCTCGTCTGACATATTCGGCGTCTTGCTGATTTTGTGGATGTCTTTCTCAATCGATGTGCGAAGCGTTTCGGCGTCTGACTCGTTTAATTGCTTGACGATGTATTCAATTTTAGCGTCCTTCGGTATCGATGAGATGACGCGGTTATTTCTCAGGTCTTCTACCTGCTGGTTGGTTAATGATACGCCATAGAGCGCGAGGATTGCGTCGACTAGTTGCGCCTTGTCGTTAATTCGGTCGCTCTGCAATACGTTGTATACGTCAATCAATCCGATAACCCCCTCGAAGTCGCCCGTGCGGGCTGGGTTGTTGCGGTATTCAATCACTGGGACGTCGCCCATTGCGTGCGCGTGCTTTGGTTTTACCTCTGTTAATTTCTTAGGCTCGGCTTCGGTCGTGTATTCGGCTACGTATTCTTTGTCTGCTATGTAAACCGTATAGCTCTTAATGGTTCCGTTGTCGTCGGTCTGCGGTATGTAGATAATCGCGCCGATTTTCGACTGCTTGACCGTATTGTCGCGCACTAGCACGACGTTGCGCGGGTCGTAGTGTGCGCTGAAGATTGCGCTGTTCTCGTCTGTGTAGATGTATTCGTAGGCGTAGCCGTATATCGATACGTCGCGGGCTATTTCGCTGTCTAGGTCTGCGATGACCTGGCGGTCGTATTCGTCCATAATTGGCTCGATGTTGACGCCCTCTTTTGTTTCATAATCGACGGGGCTTCCCAGAAAATAGCCGACATTGACGTCGGTGATGTAGCTCGCGTGGTTCACGACTACTTTGTTGTTCACGCCTGATTGTGTTTGACGGCTGTTGATGTCGTGGTCGCCGAAGTAGTAGTTTTCTAATTTGTCGAGGCGTGCTTTTAGCTTCGTGTTGTAGGCTATCGCGGCTTTGACTACGTCGACGCTGTGCAGGTCTGTGTCTGGTGCTTGTGTAAATGGCTTGAAGGCTTTACTCATTTTGGGCGGTGTTTCCTTTCCTTAGAATAATCCGCGGCGACGGCTGATGTTGGCGCCGTTCGTCAGTATGTCTTTATTATACAGTACAGGTGGTGATTGCGCGGTGATATGCTCGTAAATGCTTGCGAGGACGTCTGGCGCGTCGTCGTGGACGTTCTTGCCTTTGCTCTGATACGATACGACGTTGGTGTGGAAAGCTCGCCAGCGACTGCTCCACGATTCAGGCATATAGACGTGTTTCTGTACCCAGGCGCTTGATGAAAGAATACGCGCTTCCTTGTTCTTGCTCTGCGGCACTGCTTCTATGACGGTCTTGTTGCTCTGGTACTTCTCGGTCAGCCTGCGCTCGATATTCTTACTATAAAGCCGTCCGCCGTTATTGCTCTCGAAAGTCGCGTTCGTTACGTTGTTGCGATATAGACAATCCGCGACCTCTGTTTCGGTTGTGTCCATATTCTCATCCGTAAAGACCACGTCAAGCACGTACGCTTCGTTGTCGATAATCTTATAGACAATCATACAGAGGTAGTCGCTTCCTGTGTCTGCGGTGTCGCAATAAGCCCATACGCGTTCGTCGTCGGTCTGCGGCATAATCGCGTAGGTGTTCAGGCTCTTGTATAGCACACCCTTGATGTCCATAGGCTCGCCGAGATAGTTCGCGGCGGCAATGGCTGGAAGCATTTCCTGTGTTTTTAGGTCGTAGTCCTCGCGTGATAATATGCTCGGACAAAGCATTTCGCCGTTGTCGTCGATTGCTTTCAGGTTCAGCTCTAAGACTTTGTCCTCACCGTATGAGGATTTAATCCTGCCCGCGATGTCGCCCGTTGCCCAGCGGGTCATAATCACGATAACGCGCCAGTCGCCCTCCATTCGCTGGAGCATTGTGCTTGTAAACCAGTCCCAGATTTGCTGTAGGGTTCGCTCGTTCAGTGCTTCTTCTGCGCTCTTAATCGTGTCGTCAAGCACGAGTAGGTTCGCGCCGAAGCCCGTGGCTGTACCTTTCGGGCTGGTCGCCAGGTACGATTTGCCGTAGCTTCCCTTCAAAGCCCAGAGTGCTTTACTGCTCTCTCCTGATTGGAGGGTTGTGTATGGAAAGATATCGCTATAGACGACTGTTTGGTCTTCTGCTTTCTGGCTGGCTATCGTGTTGCGGACGCTTTCGGCGAAGGTTGTCGAGAGCGTTTCGTTGTAGCTCCCTGTCATAACCTTGAGCAGGTGGTTCTTGCCAAAGACCCACTCTACCGCGGTCTGTCCTGTGAGGCTCTTTCCGTGGCGTGGTGGTGCGTCGAGTAGTAAGAATTGATAGCCGTGGTCTTCGGTTAAGAAGTACTGCAATATGTCGCACATTTGCTTCAAGTGCGGTCTGTCGCTTCGATAAAATGACGGGCGCATAACCTTCGCGTAGGCGTATAGGTTGTACGGCGCTAGCTTTACGAGCGCTTGCTTCTGTAGTTCTCGGCGTATTTCTCGAGCCTGTTCCTGCGTGATATGCTCCATATGATATATTTTTTTACCATTTTTTGCCGATTTTTCGGCTTGGCGTTCATTTTCGCGGCAATTTGGTTGTCTTTTTGCCGTCCCCCTTTTCGCGAAAATATCACGAGGCGGGTTTTTAGTCCTCGTCCACGTCGTTAAACGCGATTTGTGCGAGTTCTTCGTTCGTCAGGTTCAGGCTTTCGATTGATGAGGTCGTTATGCTTGTATTTACAAACTGCGGTGCCTTGCCCTCGGTGCGGTCGGTGATTTCCTGGGTAGTGTTCAATCCGATTTTACCGCCCTTGCGTGCGTCTGTAATTCTGGCAAAGGCGATTTCCTGCGCGACGGTTCTCTCGTCCTCTGGTACCTTTGATAGCCAGCGTCGAGCCTGTGCGGTCGTCATTTTCATAAAGTACTTGTACCAGTAAGATATCATATTCTTATTAGTCCAGCCGCCCGCGCTTCGGTTCTGCGGATTGACTGCTAGTCCTGCTGGTACGCCAGTGCCTTTTATGAAGCGCCCGTGCTTGTCACGCTTCAATTGTTGTGAGGTGTCAACAGTGACGGTTTCCCTCTTAAGCTCCTCAAAACTCTTCTCATCTCCCGCCAGCTTATGCTCAATCATAACCGCGTCGCGTCGTCGTTTCGCGTTCTGTGCTTCTTTGCTTGGTGGGGTTGGTGTCCAGTCCTTGGTTGGAGCTGTCGGTTCTTTTACCTCTGTTTGCGTATTCTCTGTCATATCTGCATTATATCAAAAAGCCCCGAGATGTTGTTATTCTCGGAGCCTTCTGTATTTTTCAGGTGCCTGTGTGTTCGTTCTTTATTTAGTGCTTGCTTTCTTGCTTGGTTTGCCGTCTGCTTTCGCTTCTGATTTCTTAGTGCGTGGCTTGCGTGTCTTTGGTGCGGCTTTCTTGGCTTCCTCGCGCTCGGTTTCGTCGAGGCGTTTGCCTACAAAGATAGCGAGCTTGGCTCCTTCGACTAGTGCGCTTTCGTAGCTCATAACCTCCTTAATCGTTCGTACTTCGATAATCAAGCCGAAGATGAGGACTATGACGCTTAATATGTCAAAGCCTTTAATTATTGCCTGCGCTATGACGTTGCTTAGACCAATCGTTAATACGATTAGTAGAAGAAAGAAGCCCTCGGATTTTCCTATTGCGCGGTCGACCATTTCGCTCGACTCGTCCCTCAGTTCGTGGACGTGGATTTGTATAGACATAGCTTTTAGTTCTTTCTCAGATTTCATAGTTCAGGTTCTCCTCTTCTTTAGTTAGTGTTTGCTCGATTGGTTGTGTGGTGGTGTGTTTTTCCATTTGGCGAAGTCGTTCGTATCCGCGCCAGATGAGTTCCGCGGCTTCGAAGAAGGCGGTCTTGTCTGCTTCTGATAGTTCGGCGATGTAGTTCAGTGCCTGCTGTCGCTCGTCGATTTCGTCTATGGTTGCGCTGTAGTCGTAGTCTACGGTCTTGTGCTTATTGTTAAACATTCTCTTTTGCCTCCTCCTATAAATGAAAGTAGTGGTTCGGCGACATTGCGCAGTAGATTGTGAAAATTAGCGAAAAGCCTGCGGTTAAAAATGCTAGCGCTATATGCAACAGGACGCTGTGTCCTTGCTGTATTCGGACGTAGTTGGCTCCGTCGCGTGCGTTTCTTCGTTCTGGGTTCATTTGGTTTACTCCTTTGCTTTAGTTTAGTGTCTGGTTAGTTCTCGCTCCCTCCTTTACATTATGATAGCCCCCATTCTGCGAGGCGTTCGAAGCCTCCGATTTCGTCGATGTATTCCTTGGCAATCCTTACGATTTCGCGATAAGGCACTCCGTTGATTTCGTTGTCGCCGATTGCGCAGCTTAGTTCTACGCGCTTGTTGCCGCCTATGGCAAATAAGTGCGCGTAAACGTTCACGGCTACGTCTGCTTTGCTGAGGTCTTTACCGTGAAGCCCTCCGCCCGTTACGGCGCGTCCCATATCTGAGCCGAGTTTGCGGTTGGTTGCTCCTGCGTCGACGTTCTCGCCGCCTGACCATAATCCGAGTGGATTTATGACAATGTCGTAGTCTTTTAGCTCTTCGGCTTTGATTTCGTCCAGGATTTTGTAGAGGTCTACCCTCAGCGCGTTCTCTTCTGCGTCGCTTTGGCAGATAATGAGGCGCTCTGCTTTCATATCGAGTATGTACTTACCGTCTGAGTTGTATTTTTGGTGAATACCTCGGGCGATTTTTGAAAGAAGCGACTGCTCTTTGTCTGCTGGCTCGCCTACAAAAATACCGTTATCTCCTGCGCGTGGTTGTTCTGCCTGGTTCGCGGCTAAGCGCACGTCCTGCTCGACGATGTTCATATTCAGGTTGTAGTCCTCGTGCTTCAATATTCGCGTTATAATCTGCTCGGCTACTCGCTTCGGTACATAAACCGAGCTTTCGCCGATGATGTTCACCTCTCCGTGTCCGAGTAGTACCTCGAAGGCTACGCGTGGAGCCTCCTGCTCCTCATAGGCGTAGTCCACCAGTGCGCCTGCTATTCGGTCGGCTAATTTGTCGGGGTGGTCTGGATTGACTTTTTCAATCATCTTTAGAGTCCTCTCTGTCGTCTTAATGCTCGGCGTGCTGGTTCGGCTAGCGCGCTCTGCTGGGTTTTATTTATATAAATGATAGCATTTATTGTTAGCGCTATGATAAGCACCGCTGTTGCGATTGCTTCGGGCGCAATTGCGTAGGCTGTTAATGTTGCTAGTGCTGTGTTGTATAGTTTAGTCATTTTTCTTTCTCCTGGCGGGGGCGGTGGTGTCGCCCCCTTTATTTATTGTTTGTTTTAATAGACGATTGTGTCAGCGTCGATGTCGTAAAATGCTAGTAGCTTGTTCCAGTTTCTGGTGTTTGTGAAGTATTCCGTGTAAGCCCAGCTGATTTCGCCCGTCTGGCGGTTCCTGATAGCGGCATCCCCTCCGTCAATTTTCGCGTTGCCTGCTTCGATGTCCTCGATGAGGCTCATTGTGAAAGGCTGAAAGTTTTTAGTCATAGCGTTTTCTCCTTTGTTCTTACGTTTGCTATGTTTTAATTATATTGTACCCTCTCAATAAATGCAAGGGTTTTTCCGAAGATTTTTATACTTTTTTTCAGCCTGTGGATAACTTTTATAAAAATAAAACTACTACCCCTGTTTAGAGTAGTAGTCTTTTAATTGCCGCGTGATTTCCTGATAGCCTGCTCTGCGCCAGTACGCGCTGTGGTCAATCAAAAAGAGCGCGTAGTCCTGCATTGTGTTTAGGTCTTCGCACTCGCGCTTCGCCTCGATAATAGCCCTCTCGATTTTAATCGAGGTTACTCTATTGTTGAGTTTCTTTCTTCTTGTCGCGTCGTAGCCGTGCGCGCTGTTCGAGTCTACTGTTGTTTTCATTCCAGTACCGTATCGTCTTGGCTTCGCGGTGGACGCTCCGCCTCATTGCTATATATTCTTTCAGCTCCTCAGACTCTGCGCCATTCTCAAAGCAGTACTCCAGAAGCTCTAATTCGTATAACGCTAGCTCGCTTGCGTAGTCGATTGACCAGCGACTCGCGTCTTTGATTGCTCCGCGTGTGTTTTTTACCTGACCAGCTTTTGCGAAGTTCGCAATTCGCTTCAGGGCGTGAATAAAACCCTCGCCCAATCCTTGGATTTCCGCGACCTGCTTTGCGCGTGGTCTTAATTGTCGCGTCTGTCTTTTCATTGTTTACCTCTGTTTCTTAGCCGCGGAGCTAGGTGGAGGCTCGCAAGATAAATATGTTTATGATGAACGGGTAGAAAACTTTTACGTAAGAACAAAGGTACGACGAGCCTCCGCGTCGAAGCGCCAACGGTGTGTATATCATCAATTGAGTTAATCGTTAATAATTTTGTGCTGGTGCTTCTAGCTCCGCGGCTAAGATAGATTTTTAATGTGCTTTAGCTGTATTATATCAAACTTCCGCGCTGTCGGCTTCAGTTTTCTGAGGCTTCGGGCGTCGGCTTATGGAGCCGCCCTTTGAGCCTGCTCGGCGCGCCAGTTCGCGGTTCAGGGCGAAGCCCTTCGGTACGCGTGCGGCTCCGCCTATGCGCCCCAAGTCCCTGTAAAAGTTCGGGTTACTTGCCTTGTTTTTCTGCGCGGCTTTTAAGCCGCCCTCTCGATTTCCTGCCATTTTTTAATCCTCCTTTACCAGTTCAGGATTTTCGTTAATATTACCGGCGACCTCTAGATTTGTTAATTCAGAGAGAAGCTCAGTTACGCCTGTGCATTCGCCTACAAAGGCGCCCTCTGAAAACTTGACTACCCAGTATTCGATAGGCTCGCCAGCGTCGTCTATGAGAACGTCGCCCTTGTTAATCTTTGTACCGTTTTTGTCTTTTAGCCCTGTATCTTGCTCGATAACATACCTCTTGTTGTCTAGGTCTGGTAAAACTCGTGCATACCATAGCTCGGAGTCATTGTGATTGTATCCCTCAAGTAAAAATATGTTACCCAGGCTGTCGATAGCTATGTCTTTTTCGTTAAGATAAGCCTTTTCTAGACTGTCCCAAACTCTAAAGCTAATTTTATTCATTTGATACGCTCTCCTCGATTTCCTTTATGTGAGTTACATTTTCTGTGCGCCAGCTGACAGTTTTCGATTGTTGTTAAGCCACCCTTGCTGATTGGTGTGATATGGTCAATCGTGCAATCTTTCATTGTTTCGATTGGTTCACCACAAAGCGCGCAGACTGCTCCGTTCTTGTTTATCAGTTGTCTTCGTATGAATTGTCTTGAGCGAGTTTCTTTCGCTCCGTAGTCGCGAGTTACCTTCGCTGATAATTTTATATACATTTACTCCTCTCCGTTATTTTTAAAGTGGCAACGGTGGCTGTTGCGCTGGTCTGGCTGTTTTTGAAAGGTTTATGGAAGTGTGCGACCTCAAGTCTGCCGTCCCAGTGCCACTTTCGCTGGCACCACCGCGCTTGTATTGTCGCCCTCTGCGTCGTTCTGGCGCGCTCTGTGGGCTGTTTTATATAAAAGTGCTAGTTTGTCTTAGTTTCGTCAGAAGCCTCGTCTGGCGCTTCCTGCGAGCCGACTTCGGTTATCCAGGTTTCGTCAAAAATGATAGACGCTACGTGCTTTGGGTCTTTCTTTATAAATTGCCTAGCGTTCTTTTCTGCGTCTTCGTAGTTGTCGCCTTCGACGTAGATAGTGCCGCA